ATGACGCTTAGCGATCGAGTCAGCTCGAAGATCGACGGCCTGGCCAAGGCCGTCTCGCCCCGGTGGTTTGCCTCGCGCCGCCAGGACTTGGCCCGGGCCAAGCTGGCCGACGCCGCTGCCCGGTTCGGTTATAACGCCATCAAGAACACGCGCCTCCACACCCAGCGCAGCGGGCTGGGCGGCCCCGGGGATGCGCATCTGACCGAGTCGGCCCTGGGCATGATGCGCGAGATCTGCCGGGACCAGGCCCGCAATAATCCGATGGTCAAGGGCCTGTTGCTCTCGGAGGCCGACGAGGTCGTCGGCACCCAGACGCACATCGAGGCCCGCACCAAGAGCAAGGCCTGGAACAAACAGGCCGAAGCCCTCTGGCGAGAGGAAATGCTCGATCAACCGTGCGAGCTGACCGGCCGGTTCAATTTCCAGCAGCTGCTCTATAAGCTCTTTTTGAGTTATCGCCGGGACGGTGACATCTTTGTGATTCTGACCGACATCGGCCTGCAGGTCTGCGAAGGCCAGCGGTGCGGCACGCCCTACGGCAGCGACCTCGGCAAGACGTTCACCGTCACCAACGGCGTGGCGACCGAGAGGGCGACCGGCCGCGTGCTCGGTTATTACATCGGCAAACCCAACACCTGGGGCTACATCGAGACCGAGGACTGGCAGCATTACCAAGCCGAGCACGTGATTCACGTCTTCAACCCCGACCGATTCAGCACCACGCGAGGGGAACCGGCGCTGACGCCAGCGGTCGAAAATATCGATATGCTCAAGCGCTACCAGGAGGCCGAACTGGTCGCCGCACACGTCAACGCGTGTATGTCGATCTTCATCACCCGCGAGGACGGCCTCGGGATTCCGAGCGCCTACACCCAGGGCACCAGCAGCACGGGCGAGACCGAAGACGGCACGAAGATGCAGAAGATCGAGCCGGGCATGATCGAGCATCTGGGCCCCGGCGAGAGTATCAACGCGGTGACCCCGTCCCGCCCGCCGGCGGCGTATGCCCCGTTCGTGCGAGACCAGCGGATCGAGATCGGCCGGGCGATCTGCTTCCCGCTGATGCTGGTGACGCTCGACTTCTCGGGCGCCACCTACATGAACGCCCGCATCGCCTACAAGGCCGCCCAGAAACATTTTGCCCGCGAGCAGGTGCACGTGGTGATCCCGACCGTCAGCCGGATGTATCGCTGGTGGCTGGCCAGGAAGATCGCCGCCAATCAGCTCCTCGATCGCAAAGACGCGTTCGCGCACGAGGTCGTCTGCCAGAAGTGGCCGTACGTGGACCCCTACCGCGAGGCCCAGGCCGACAAGATCGAGCTAGAGAACAAGACAACATCACGCACGCAGATCACCGCCCGCAAGGGCCTGGACTATCGCGACCTTATCGAAGAGCGACAGCGGGAACGCGAGGCCGAAACCGAGGCCGGCGAGACCGACGACAAACAGGAGACCGACGATGCCGCGACGCAAAGCAAGTAACGAGAACGCCGCCCCCCGCCAGGCCTGTACGTTCGCCCGCGAGGGCGCCGTCACCTTCGCCGACGACGGTGACAAAGACAAGGGCAACCGGTTCAGTATCGTCGGCTATTCCGGCGAGATCATCCCCGATCATTGGTGGTGGGGCAACCTGGCGTTCGACCTGGGCGGCATGAAGTTCGCCGGCAAGAAAACGCCGGTCCTTGATTCGCACTTCACCGATCGGCGCCTGGGCTTCGCGACGAAACAGGCGATCGCCGAGAAGGTCACCTTCGAGGGCCAGTTCCTCAGCAACGACCGCGCCCAGGAGTTCCGCAACGACGTGGGCGAGGGCTTCCCGATGCAGGCGTCCCTGTACTGCCCGCCGCGCAGCGTCGAATACGTCAAGGAGGGTGAGACGACCGAGGTCAACGGCAAGACGCTCAAAGGTCCCGGGGCGGTGTTCCGCAAATCGACCATCAAGGAAGTCAGTATGTGCGTCTTCGGCGCCGATGGCCGCACCTCGGCCACCGCGTTCGACGACGGTGACAACGACAAAACCGTTCAGTTTTCCGTAAAGGAGCACATTATGCCCAACGAGACCACCCACCCGATGCCGGAGACGCTGACCGTCGATCGGCTCAAGAGCGAGTTCGCCGAGGTCCATGCCGACGTCTTCAAGGCCGGCCAGGCCGACGGCGCCGAAGCCGAGCGGGCGCGTTTCAAGACGCTGCAGACCGCCTGCGGCGACGACACCGAGCTGCTGGTCAGTTGCTTCGCCGACGGCAAGACCGAGACCCAGGCGCTCCAGCTGCGCAACGAGCGTCTGGCCAGCCAACTGGCCGCCGCCTCGAAGCAGTCCGCCGCCCCGGCGACCGCGACCCCGGCCGTCGATCCGGCGGTCACCGAGTTCGCCGAGCAGACCCCGGGCCAGGCCCCGAACGCCCAGGCCACCGAAGGGCCGGCGACGTTTGACGCCGCCGTCAAGGCCTACATGGCCGAGCACAACGCCACCGAGGGCCAGGCGATCGACAAGTGCGTCGAGCTGTATCCCAAGCTCTACGAGGCCGAGCGTGACGCCCACTAAAACCGCAACCGACTGAGGCGACCCGAGCAGCACCCGCCCAGACGAACCAAGGAGAGCTGTAATGCGAGTACGTTGCACCTGTGGTCAATTCGGCGTTCTGGCCCGACCCGGCAAGCGCAAGAACTGCCGAAAGTGCGGGCGGGATCTGCGCGACGCCAAGCCGGCGAAGCCCCGCGAGGTCTCGATCAAGGCGAAGGCCAAGAAGGCCAAGGCCCCCGATCCGCTTGTGGACCCCGACCCCAAAGGCGACGAGGACCCGACCGGCGACGGTGACGCCGAAGAGTAGCCGCGCGACGTTGGCGGCTTGCACTCGACATAAGTGACACGAGAACTATCTGCGAAAGGATAGACCAATGATCGAAGGCTCAAAGAAGACCTTTCTAACGGGGACCGGCGGCGTGTCCGCCCATACCCGCGTCAAGCTCAGCGGCTCGACGGTGGTGACCGCCGGCGCTACGGATGTCGGCATCGGCGTCGCCGAGTTCACCGCCAGCGCCGGCGAAGATGTCACCGTCCGACTTTTCAATGCCGGCGGGACGTTCGAGATCGTCGCGGCCGGCGCCATCAGTGCGGCAGCCGCTGTGTATGCCGCCGCCGACGGCGAAATCGCCGCCAGTGGAACGCTCTGCCTCGGCGAGACCGTCGAGGCCGCCACGGCCGACGCCGACGTCATCGAGATCCTGCCCGAGGCGGATCTGAGCCAGACGCCGGTGGCGCAACTGCCCCACGTGGCCGACCCCGCCGCCTGCGCGTCGATGACGACGGACCTGACCGGTGTGGACACCGGGACGGACATGACCGCCGCCCAGGCCGCCCAGATCGTCGCGGATCTCGCGGCGTTGAAGGCCGGCATCGACGCCAACAACGTAGCGATCGATTCGATTCTCGACCAACTCGCCACCGTCGGACTGCAAGCGGCCTCGTAGGACCGCAACGACAAGTGAATACAGGGTTCGCCTAGCAGGGGCACCTGCGAAGCGACGCCAAGGCAAAAGAAACGGTCGCACTGGGGCCAGAAGCCCCCGGTGCGGCCGTTTTCTTTTGCGCCCGAAACCCAGAGAGACCCAGATAGGAGAGATACTATGCCCCGTCCTTCAAGTCCAGCCCAACGGCCCCGCCTGGCGACCGTCGTCCAGGAGGCCGTCGATCGGCGCAACGCCTTTATCGGCCTGCAGGTCCTGCCGATCTTCCGCGCCGCCGAACAGACCGGCCAGTTCCCCGTGATCCCGGCCGAAGTGATGTTCTCGATTCCCGAGACCCGACGCGCTGCGCGTGGTGAGTACGCCCGTAGCGATTGGGAATGGGATTGGGACACCTATGCCACCGTCGAGAACGGCTTCGAGGAGCCCGTCGACGACAAGGAAGTCAAGCTCTACAAGAGCTACTTCAACGCCGAGACGATGGCCGGCATTCGCGCCCGCCGCATCGTCCTGCGCAATCAAGAGAAGCGCATCGCCGATATGGTCTTCAACGCGTCCAACTTCACCGCCCACTCTGTCACCAACGAATGGGATGACGGCGAGAACGCCACCCCGATCGACGACGTCAAGGCCGGCCGCCTGGCCATCCACGACGCCGTGGGCATCGAGCCGAACACGCTGGTGATCGCCTACAGCACCTTCCTGAATCTCGGCCTCTGCGATGAGATCGTCGACCGCATCAAGTACACGAACCCGAGCGTGCGACGCGGTGACATCAAGACCGACCTGCTGGCCCTGGCCTTCGGTGTCGATCAGGTGGTCGTCGGTGACGGGCTCTACAACTCGGCCAAGAAGGGCCAGGACGCCTCGCTGACGGGGATCTGGAACAACGAGCATGCCATGCTCTGCGTGACCGACGGTTCGCCCATGCTGGGCGAAGCGCCGTGCCTGGGTCGCACGTTCCTCTGGACCGAGGACAGCCCGTCCAATTGCGTGATGGAGAGCTATCGCGACGACCGCGTGCGCGGGAACGTCATTCGCGCCCGACACGAGACCGACGAGGAGTTCATCAGCGCCGACTGCGGTTACCTGCTGAGCAACATCACCACATAGACCCGAAAAACGCCGTGACAGGTGCGCCGGGTCGGGACCCTTCCTCCCGGCTCGGCCAACACCTGAAGGACGCCTGACGATGAAAGGACCCCTGCGATGGGAAGCTTTGCAGACTATTGGGAAAACGAGATCCTCGACCACCTCTTCGGCAAAGGCGCTTACAGCCCGCCGACGATCTACGTGGGTCTTTCTACAGCTGACCCCGGTGACGATGAGGCTGGCCTGGCGGAGCCGTCGGGTGGCTCCTACGCGCGGAAAGCGACGACAGGCACCGACTGGAACGCCGCCAGCGGCGGGTCCCTCGACAACGCCACCGCCATCGAGTTCGCCGCCGCCACCGGCGATTGGGGCACAGTGACACACTTCGCCCTGTTCGATGCCTTGACCGGCGGCAACATGCTGGCCCACGGATCGCTGACGCTCTCGAAAACGATCACCAGCGGCGATACCGTCCGCTTCGTGATCGGCGACCTCGACATCTCTCTCGACTAGGAAAGGCGGTGCGCTGTGGCGACAGCGAAACAATGTTATGACGCCCTTGTCCCCAAGGGCACGACGTTCGAGTTGGTCGCGCTCCATTTGGTCGCGGCGGCCCGGGCGATTGCGTACGAAGGGACAGGGGTGGACAACCACGAAAAACGCTTCGCGTTGGCCAAGGCCATCTTTGTCGATCGGCAACAGGTGACGCGGGACTATTTCGCCTTGGTGATGAGTCATCCCGACATGGTGGACACCTTACCCGAAGGCCCGACGTCGGAACAGGTCAAAGCGGTCGTGGACGGCTGTCTTGATGTGATGGCGAACATGGTGGCGATCTAGGAAGGAAACAGCGATGGCGGTTGGTAATACCGAAAAGCAAGTTCAATGGAGTTCGTCCGATTCCGTATCGGTGTCGGCGGCCGGCAACCAGACGTCCGACCTCGCCGGGCTTTCGGCTACGGCCATAGCCCGAGCGGTAACACTGAAGGCCGACAACGCCGGGACGCCGACCAGCGGTGACACGGTGGACATCTACCTTTTGGCGACGTGCGGCGATCCGGACGGCAGCGGATCGGACGAGTATCCCAACGACGACAGCGACGGGGATTTCCTGGCGAACCTGGACACCTACGCGGCGCCAGCAGGCACGGCCATTGCAACGGTCGTCCTTCCCGCCGGCATCAAGGACGCCAAGCTGTACGCCAAAAACAACGCCGGTTCCAACAGTATCACAGTCTCGGCGTGCATCAATGAGAAAACGGTCAGCTGA